TTGATAATACAAAATCCACGCCCATTGAACCTGTTTGCTGTCCAAAGGCATAATCCTTAACTTCTACTTGTCCTAATGTTGGTAAATCTTTAGGACTATTAGTTAAATCCCAATTTGTTAGTCGTGCATTTAGTCCAAATGCCTTATCTAAAGCAGAATCTCCCGGACTTGCTCCAAAGGTTGTTTCCCAACCATATCGAATATAGGATGATGCACCTGTTCTAACCATTGTTTCTCACTACTAATTTGGGGTTTTTGCTTATAAAGATTGCTCTCATGGATTCATCTTCCTAAAAGTTATTCTAATCATATGTCTAAACATATTTCTGTATAGTCTTGAAAGTGGAATTGTACCTACTATTCTCAAGTCAATAAAACCATCACGCCTTATCTGATCTTTTATAATTCTTGCCAATTCTTTCATTATTACATTATGCCTATCTAAATTCTGATATGATCTTACATCCAAAGTTAAATCTATCGTGTGCATGTGATCTGCTCCATATAGGCTGAAATATTTAACATCTTCATCCATAGCCTCAATTAATATTATACCTTTTGATATCTCTTGATCCCCAAACCCTATAGTTTTCTCATCCCATATTCTTTCTATTCTAGGTATAACACCACCTGAACCCGTATTCCACTTTGTCTTTATCATGGATATGACATCATCTATTGTGTCATATATCGCTATTCCCATTATGGGTGTCCTCTCTTTTGTAGATAATCTAGTAATTTTTCATCTCCCATAGTCCTTGCTGCTTGTTCTAGTTTCTTATTACGCCAGGGTTGTTTTGGTGTATGTCTTTTAACACTACTTCTTCTTCCCTGCCAATATACAAATACTTCATCTGGGTTAAAAGGATCTTTCTCTCCTATTGTATAATTTCTTTGCAACCCCTTCTCTTTTACAGCTTGACTAAATTTAAACGTTAGTTGATCTGTCATGGTCTTTTGTCCCTTCTCGCTTTTTTGGTCAAACTCTTCTTTTAGTTTTGGATCTCTCTGTATTACTCTATCTACCCAATGCCGAAAATTTTCTGGGTTTGGCTGTGTTCCCTGTGGAACTCCAAAAAACTCAAATGCCAATGTATCATGTAATGCTCCTCTTGTTGTCACTCTTCCTTGATCAGGCATATACACCAATAACTCTTTTACCATTCTTGGTGTAAAGTCATGTTCTAACAACCATGCTTGTGTTCTTTGATAACCTTCTTCTCGTTGTAATTTTTCAAGTCTTTTAATCAATCCAGGTAACGTCTTAATGTTTTTTATTCCTGTTATTCCTCTTTTTAATTTTTTCATCGCTGATCCTTTTAATCCACCAACCCTAAATATATTAGTTCCAATCCAGATAACTCTTCCATCTGGTTGAGGTATTTTTAAGACCATTATGGTATGATAAAGACTTCTCTACGATTGTCTATACACTTTTCTATAGATTCTTGCCACGCTGCTTTAACTGCCTGTAGATCAATTCCTGTTCCTCCCATTGGTAATCTATCCATTCTAAGACTTGTGTTAACAAGTTCTATAGCTGTCATTTTAATAATACAATCTTCAATATCTCCAGGAATCACAGTGTCTCCACCAAATCCTTCTCCACCATATCTGTAAGTTACTCTAACCCTATTCTTTCTTAAAATTGAAAATATAAATCCTCTAAGGTGTACTATACCCCTTTCGTAGTTTGCATCATACCATTGACCACTTCCTAAAATATCTTCCCAATTTGAAGAAGATCCTGACCATATTTCTATCTTATCTCCTTCAGCAGCATCAAAATCGTATAAGTTTCTATGTTGTAAGAATAAAGGTGTACCCCAACCGAAAGTATAAAGAAGTGGTAAATCGTGTAATTCTCTTGTTATTTTCTTTGATCTCCATGCATGTCCCATTCTCCTGTCAAGTTCATCTTCCTTCCTCTTGATTATCTTTTCCACTTGTGCTGTATTAGGTGTAGTTGTCGCTGTTATGGGTATTCTAAGGAAATCAGCTACATCCCCCACTGTACAGTATGTCGTTGCCATGTATTATATAAACTTTTAATGTATTTAAATTTACTTAAAGACTACGGTTACTTCGGCACTACCATCACAATCTGCGAATATTCCATTCTCAAATCTCCTATGTATGTTTTGATAGTTTCCCTCTATTGCCGTAAATATGGTACATTCTACAGGTGTTGCACTTGCAGTAGTTCCATTCCTAAATTCAACCTTATTTGAACCAGTTCCCTTCTTTGTGACAAAAACAGCCACTAAAACACCATGACTACCTTTTATAAGTGTGTCACTGTTAAATGATACTACATTATGATTTAGTTCAACCATATCTATTATATTATCAAGTCGTATATAAGGTTTGCTTACACTTCAATGTAAGCTAGGGCTTCTTTCCCACTTTCTAGTTTTACTCTTATCTTCTTATAATTTGCTGTTTCATATCTATCCATTCTTTCTATATCCCAAGATTCTGCCTTGAATACTTTACCACTGACAAACTTACCTTTATCCTCCTTTATTGTGGGATATGTAACAAGATAAGAGTGCATAACCTTACTATAGTCTTTTAGTATGTCATCTTCTGCCTCTACTCTATGTTTCAAAATCCAAAATCTTTGAGTTGAATTTTGAAGAGTTCCATACACAAATATGTTTTCCATAATACTATATATCTATAGGATTATTTAAATCTTTAAAAGAAAAAAAAGTGGCTTTTTGGACTCTAGTAGCCTATGACTAGAAACTCAAATACTTTTGAGTTCACTAACGCTGAAGAATTTGGTACTTCTGCTAAGATATTACCATTTCCTGAACCAGTGAAACATTTGATCTTTTCATTGGTTTTGTCGTATTGCACTACTAGTTTTGAATCCGTGTATGTGGGACTCACTGCAACTAGTGTGGATATTCTTCCCTCTTTGAGGTCAGCCGACACTCCGTTGGTTGCATAGTTATCTCCAGCACCAAAGGTGACTTTGATAGCATATACTCGCAGTTTTGAAACCAAAGCTGCTTGCCATGAGAGAGTTTTTCTCACGTTAGCATCTGTCCATGTTGATGAACTTATTGTTAATGCCATTGATATATAGAGAAGTTAAAGACTTATAAAGATTACTTCCACCAAGCACCTAATAACTCAATTCCAGTGATTGTTTCTATTAATATAGAACCAAATAGGAATATGATTACTAAATCCCTCGCTTTCGCTAATTTCTCGTTATGATATAGTTGTACCATAATTCCACTCTTTCTTTCATCCATTTAAAGTTATCGCCAATTATCCTTCTTTCTGTCTTCACATTGAGTGCATTTAAGAACACCTTTATGATAACCACAATCTTTACATTTCAATGAAAATGCAACGGCATCATTCTTCCCAGTTCTTCTAAGCATAAATATAGCTACAGCACCGATAAATATCATCGCAATAATAAATACTATCATATATTATGATGTATAATAGCATATATAAATTTTTCCTAACAGAAAGTTAAGTGTTACTAAAAAAAGAAAAATGTACCCCGAAGGGTGTTCAATTTTATTCTAGAGTTTTATATCTCTGATCTTACCTTGTGATTTGAAGTGTCTACAAACAGTTTCTCCCATTGTCCTGAATACACCTTTCTCAACAAATGCATTGTTGACAAATGGATATCCTGGTGATCTACGAGTTGCCTCATAGTATTCTGTTGGGATTGCGATTTGAATACCGATTCTTGGGTAACCATATCCTTCAGCATCGCTTGTGTCAAATGCAAATAGTCTTCCGACTTCACTTGCATCTCCACTATCGCTTGGTGCATCCTTTGATGGGATGAATGGAATTCCATAGATAGAATCTACATGAATACCTACACCAGTGCCTTTGAATGTTTGGATACCGTTGACATCGACTTGTACTAAGCTTTCTCCGTATGGGTTTGGAATACGGACAGAAGGCATGTATAAGCCTTGTATTTCGGAATAAACTTCGTGAGATCCTAGAAATACGTTTGGATCTTTACCAGCGGCAATTCTAATCTTTCGTAAGAAAGCTCTTAGAGTGTCGTCAGTTAAGACACCGTTTGTACCTATAGTACCAGAAGCTGATTCAACCGTACTGTCGAATGTTGAGGAACTATCTCTATCAATGGTTGCGTTGGCAGCCCAGGGATCATAAGAACCAGTTGTTGATGCACCTAATGCAGTTTCTTCTGCGTTGGATGAAACAATTCTGTCTAATGACTCAAAGTCTGTTGTTCCAGCGTTTGTACCAGATCCAGTGATTGTACCTTCTACGTCTGCAAGTAGTTGTCTGTTAAGAAATTCTTTGTGTTGTACAGCCATGTAAAGTCTTAGAGAACCTAAGCCTCCCCATATGTCGTCTTTACTGTGTGTTGCCAACCACTCCATTACTTCGGATGCAGAGAAAGGCAGTTGTGCTGTCTTTGGTCTAACATCAATTTCTTGTAGTGTTGGTTTTACGGTTTCTGCGATTAAGCCACCTTCTGCTGTTCCACCCAAAACGGTATTAGCGTTTGTGGTGTTCAGAACTGGCTTTGCTGTAATAACCCTCCATCCAGACTTGTCCCAGGGGTACTTTGGTAAAATACCAAATGCGTTAGCCTCTAAGTTAAGTTGTGCCCATGCATATGCTCCATAGATTGCGTTGAAAACGCCCGCTGTGGAAGTAGTTGCTGGTGCATCTGCTTTTCTAAGTAGGTTACGATTGTACCCATAGTAAAGAGCTTCAAGTTCATCGATGGTCTTTATTTGAACCATTTTAGAAACCTCGTACCTCTTCGTCTGTTGGTGTGTAATACTTTCCTTTCAGAATGTTTCTTGCGACTTGACTTAATCCCTCGAATCCTTCTGCTCTTGCATCTTTAAGAATTGGGCTAAAGTCGGTTTGACTCTCTCCTATTTTCTCAACTGCTGCGTTAGGTCTTGGGGTTTCAGTGGAAAACGTGTGCTGTGACTTTGTTACAAGTGTCTCGCTCTTATTGAGTGGTTTCTCTTGCATTGAAGGTGCTGCATCTCCCGCTGGCTTATTATCATCTACACGATCATCATCAAGTCCTGCTTGATCTCCTTGCGGATATGGTTGTGCTGGAACTGTAATATCAGCTCCGACATCATCTCCACCTTGAGTTCCTGCTGGAGCTGCTGGTAGGTCGGTAGGTGTTTCGAGAGCTTTCACTCTTGAATCTATGCCTTTGATTGAATCTGCAACATTTTTCAACTGCTCGGATAAACCATCTAAGCCAGTCTTGATGGAAGTTTCAAAAGCTTTGCTTTTTT